CAACACCACTTCTGATGCTTCGCTTATTGTTAAACCTGACTAGTTTCTTTATCTAAGACATGTGCCATAACCTTTACGACGGCTTGCCTTATAAATAGCTGCAGATAATTCCTGCGATACTATTTGTATTGTATTACCTGTCTTGTGATTAGTAATAGGTGCTGAAGCTACACGCTCGACGCCACTACAACTAACACACGTTTTATACCCGTATTTTTGTCTAACTGGGTGTACGGGTTCACCACATTTACAATAGTTGTTCATATTTAATAAGCTTTTGTCATATATATTATCCGATAGTAATCGTATTTAGTTTGTATTATACTCAGTGTAATATACGTCTGTTTCTACATAAGTAGTATCTATAGTATTAGCTAAGCGATGATTTTGCGCACGTATTTCATTTATCTCGTTAATGTAATACATACCTGCGTCTTCAAACACTTTACCGTAATACATATCCATACGTATAGCATCTATCATATCTAGTAATCGATACTCAATTGCCTGTCTTTCTTTCTCTAACTCAGTTCTAGTTTCTACTGTGCACTGAGCGTAGCACATACCACCTAGTAGTATAGATGCTACAGTTAATTTAATTCTCTTCATTTGCTCTATATATTGCTACTGATAAATACCAGAAAGCTGCTATAACCCAAGTCCACTCGTACATATATTATATATTATAGATGTTAGAAATGCTATTATTCCTATATACATTATGCTATAGTTTATAACCTCTTTAGTTCTATCGCTCATTTTAGTAATATTTATTCTCCTGTTCTTCATTGTATCTTTTTTCAAATTTAGCAAACCACTTATCAAACTCAGCAAACTTATCATGCTGATGCTTAATTCTTTCCTGCTTCACCTTGTTATCTTTATCAATAGATATACTTATTCCGTATTGTTGCCAAGTAAATTTCATATTAGTTTCCCTCTTTTTTTAATTCGTTAATATATTGCTTTGTATAGCCTACACCATCAGGTGTATTGTCATTGTAAAACTCGAGAGCATCAGACTTCTTGTCGAATAATTCTTTAAGAGATTTATCAATAAGTTCTCTTTGTTTTCTACCTCTATTGAATACACTAAAGTCTTCTGAATACTGAGTATAGTGGTCCATAGTTTGTAGCATCTGCTGTAATTCTTGTCTAGTCATTTTTTAATAGTTTAAGTGTGCTGTCTAGTATTTCTTCTCTTTCTACCATCTTACAAGTATCAAAGCCAAACTCACCATACATTTCTTGTGCTAGCAAGTCTTGTATTTTACTGAAGTATAATACTTGTATATCAGTGTCGCCATATTGTTTAGCGTGTAAGTAATGTAGCTTGTATCTTTTTAATTTTATTTTAAACATAATCCTTATTTATATATATTATCTTTTAGTAATCGTATTTATATTGTTATCTTCTTAGTCTGTAGTCTAAGTCGCGATTAAGTGTATGAGTGTCTTTGTTGTAAGACTTTAGTGCATGTTGATTTATATAGACATAACCTTTTGCTTTGAATTGGTCAGATAAAGATATTTCTTGATAGTAATCTGGTAATTGATGTAGTTGAAAAGGTATGTAAGTATTATTATTTAATTTAATAATGTTAGTAGATTTTTGAATAGTGAATTTTGACATTGTATATTATTTATTAGTTACAGTTATATTATCTTACTAGCATCGTATTTAGTATGTATAATTACATTTTGATTGACTTGGTCTTATCATTGCTAGTAATTCAAATTCTTGTGGAGTAATCAAACCACTCATTAAACCAAAGTATGCATCTGATACATCTTTGCCTGTAATCGTATTTATTATAGTCATAATTTCTATACTTATTAAAGTAGGTTATTTATTTATTTGTTATTTCTATAGCGAGAGCCCTTGCGCGCTTGTCCGCTTTGTGCAATTATAGTTTCAATATATTGTAGTATAATTCCGAGCACAATTAGTATTGTAATATCATGTAGCATAATAGTGTGACAATAGGTTGTTAAGTTAAAGGATAGTAGGTGGCAAGTGTCACAGTTTATTCAACTGTACACTCACGTGCCCACGTCGGCAGATTATTGCTGTTAGTATAATTACCATACTTGTGCCAGCACTCCATATTTTCAATCTTTTCTTGATTGAGTGAGTAGACTGCATCATGGTCATACTTGTATGTTATACCTTTTTTGTTAGTGAATTCAATGATTACACTTTTACCGATTAGAGCTCTGCTCAATACAAATCTTTTTTTAGTCATAATAGTTTTATTTAATTTAGTTATATATATTATCTGTTGATAGTCGTATTTAAGTTGTTGTTGTTTTAACTTTATTATTTATTTTATTTACATATATATTATCTGTTAACAGTCGTATTTAGTTTGCAGAAAAATATATAAAAAACAATAAAAAATGGCCAGACTGGGCCAAAAAAAGTGACTTTTTATATGGCGGCGGCGTAAATACGGTGGGGGGTTGCACCCGGGTTCTATATTTGTAATGTCTTTATTTTTAACATACCTACTCTTTGAGTAATAGTACATATATGGCATTTAAAATGAGTCCCAAGTCTCCATTTCTGCAGCAGTTACCTCAGTTCAAGCAAAAAGTAAAAAACAGAGGTGACAAGACTATTATTAAAACAAAGCAAAAAGGGAGTAACTATAGATCTAAGATTGTTCTTGACCAAGATGATAACATCACCAAAGCTAAAAGCACAGATACTAAAGACAAGTACAAGAAAGATCCAAGACGTTTAAAACGTGCCAAGTGGTTAGACAGAGATTTAGCTGGATATAGAGGGATTAAAAAAGAACAAAAAAAACAACAAGAAAAATTTTACAGAAGTTATGGCCTTTAAAATGACTGGCAAATCGCCAATGATGAAAAAGTTGATAGGTAAACAAAAGAATTTACCTGCAGAGTTGAAAGCTAAGATTATGGCTGCTCCAGAATCACCAGCTAAGATGTACGGTAAGTCACCTGCAAAGAACTACAAAAATCCACAGGATTACAAAGTATTTAACATGGGCAACGAACCAACGCCTATGAAGCAGGTTAAGCCAACTGGCAAGGATTTGGATAAGTACAGTGATTACGAAAAGTACGATGAAGATGGCAAAAAGATAACACGTAAGCAAAAGCGTGCAATTAAAAAAGAGTTTAAAGCTGCTAAAAAAGCAGGTGCACTAAGTAAGTTAGAAGGAATTAAAATCCCAGGTAAGAAAAAATCACCTATGAAAGGATATAAGTCCGACGCACAGCGTAAAGCAGTACATGCTAGTAAAGCTGACGGTGGTAAGTCTCCTGCTAAACAAGGCATGAAAAAAATGACTGAAGCGGATAAGAAAAAACTTCAAGCACTTTCTGACAAGTCTAAATCAAAAACAAAGTCAATTAAAGAAATGACGCCAGCAGAAATTAAAAAAGCTGGACTAGATAAAAAGTTAGGAAAGTCTCCTGCTAAACAGTCTATGAAAGATAGAGCTAAAAACGTAGTTAATAAAGCTAAAAACGTAGGTTCTAAAGTTGTTAACGCAATGGCTGCTCCTGGAGACCCTAGATTAAAGACTAATAGAAAGACTGATCACGGTAAGAAAAAATCTCCTGCTAAGCAAAAATCTAAAGAGCAGATAGTTAAAGAGAACATGGAGAAAGTAAGAGTTAACATGCAAAAATCTCGAAAATCTATTAAGGACAATTTTAAAAAGCTAGAGCACAAAATGCCGGTGGCGCGTATGGGTGGAGCAAGAATTAAACGTAAAAAATAAAAATTATGGCGTATAAAATGAAGGGTCCTACTATGTACCCAAAGATGACAGTACAGAGAAACGGGTACAAAAACATGCCAGATGGTAAATCTGAGTCCTCTGCGTTTCAGCAAAAGAAAAAGTCAGCTGAAAAGAAAAGCGAAGAGATGACTAAGAAAATGACTAAAAACATGAAAAAGAAAAAAGGTAAAACTTTTGACGATTACATGAACGAAGGTTTCTCTCCAGCTGAAGCTAGACAAATGGCTAAAGACGGAGCTACAACAGGCTATGATGCATCACCAAATAAAAACTTATTAAAAGGCATTATGGGTGGTGTAAAGAATATAGCTAGTGGAAAAGGAGCTTTAGGCTTTTTAAATCCAGCTGCTAAAATAGCAAGAACTATCGGCGGTGAAGGAGCACAAAATGAACTTGACAACTTGGTTAACAATCCAGGTAGTATGTTAAGACAAAAATATAAAAAATAATCAGGAAAGTCCTGATACCACGTTATTAACCTAAAACCAAATTAAAATGACGTACCTATATTACCAGACCTCAACAGCAAATGTGGGAGGTCACATTAAAACAGATGATAAAACCAAAAAGCAGTGGGAACACTTAGCCAACAAAGAAAACTGGCGTATTGTTCAACTACCAAATGGTTACTATCAAACCGAAGTATCTAACCCAGAGAACAATTCCTGGCATGATGTAACACGCCGAGAAACTATGGATAGTGCTGAAGCTGCAATTGATGGCAGTGTAGATCACTTTTCTAAAAAGTTAGAGGCTACAAAAGGTCCAAAAGTAGTTAAGACCTTCAAAAAATAACTCGAATAAATTAAATTAAATTAAATAAAATGGAGTACAACAATCCTAGTCTCCTCATCAAGGAATTAAACTTTGGTGAGGACGCTAAATCTAAAATTGGTGCAGGCGTTGAGAAACTAGCACGAGCAGTAAAGTCAACCCTGGGAGCATCTGGCAAGTGTGTAGTATACGAAGATGCACTTGGCAAACCGGTGATCACAAAAGACGGTGTAACCGTTGCAGAAAGCGTAGTCTTATATGATCCGGTTGAAAACATAGGTGCCACCTTAATCAAAGAAGCTGCTAAAAACACGGTAAAAGAAGCCGGAGATGGTACTACAACCGCTACAGTACTAGCAGAATCACTACTAAAAACAGTTAAAAACAAAGAAAACGGCTCAGTTTCTAACAGAGACATCAAAAATGGTGTAAACTCTGGCTTAGAAAAGGTAAATAATTACCTTGAGAGCGTTAAAATTGACGTAGACGAAGAAACATTGATAAATGTAGCGTCTATATCGTGTAATAACGACGCAGAACTTGGTAAAATCATTGCAGATGCGTATAATTCTGTAGGAAAGGACGGGGTTGTGCTAATGGAGACGTCAGAAACTGAAGAAACTTACGTAGAAGTTGTTGATGGTGTACAATTAGACCAATGTGGACTAACTTCACCGCATTTTGTTACTAACATTGATAAACAAAAGTGTGAGTTAGACAATCCTTACGTGTTAATATGCATGTCTGAAATACCAAACGTGCGTAGAATACAAAATATCTTAGAGTTTGTAATAAAGAACAACAGATCTCTACTTATTGTAGCTCCAGTAGCGCAGCAAGTAAAGTCTGCATTACTTATGAACAAGGTAAAAGGTAACATTAAAGTAAATATTATCGACTTGCCAGGTTTCTTACAGACAAAACGAGATACATGTGAAGATCTTGCTATACTAACAGGTGCTACTGTAATGAACGAAGAGCTAGGAGATGACTTAGATACAATGTCGCCTGAAGATTTGGGTGAAGCTGAGTTCTCATCTACAGACTCTAGCACAACTGTAATAACTACAGACATCGATGAAGAGATTGTTGGAGAAAGAATAGATCAAGTAAATAAATTAATAGCAGAAACAAAAGATGGTTTCATTAAGAAAAAGCTGGAGCAAAGATTGTCTATGCTATCTGGTTCGGTTGGAGTTATTCGGGTGGGAGCTGACTCTAAGGTCGAGCTCAAGGAAAAGAAGGATAGGGTTGAAGATGCTATATATGCGACGAAAGCAGCGCTCAAAGAAGGTATAGTGCCAGGTGGAGGTGTTGCGTTACTTAATGCATCTCAAAAAATCGAACCCACTAACGTGGGTGAAGAAATATTGCTTAAAGCGGTAAAGTCTCCTTTTGAAGTAATTATGTCTAATGCTGGCTTTGAGGCAATAGGTTACCCAGAAAAAGAAGGGGTTGGTGTAAATGTAGTTACAGGTGAAGAAGTTGATATGGTAGCCGAAGGTATTATAGACCCGGTTTTGGTTACAAAATCGGCGCTGAAAAATGCTGTTAGTGTTGTTATGACAATAGTATCCGCAGACTGTGTAATTTCTAATGCAAGACAAGACGATTATGAGAGCGATAAATAATTATGTAGTTGTAGACAAAGCAAAGACCACTGAAAAGAAAGTAGGTGGTCTTATACTGACAGAAGAGCTAGCTGAAGATACTAGGTATTTAAAAGGTAAAGTTATATCTGTAGGTAATTTAGTTGAAGGTGTTAATCAAGACGATACAATATATTACGACAAGCACGCTGGTCACGGTGTTGATTTTGACGGTAAACTTTATTTTGTAATTAAAGCAAGTGATATTGTATTAGTAGATTAAACATAAACCATAAACTAACACCTTAAACAAAAATCTTTAAAACAATTATTAATCACAAAATCTTTAAATTATGTGGATCAATCCAAACTACCTTTACTTTGATGAAGGTGAATCTGACTATGCGACCGCTACGGCGATGGTTAAGAAGAGTACGCAGTTTTTAGGATGCTTTCCCTCAGCTGCAAACAAAACAAAAGTTCTATTTGAACCTACTACTATTGACGAGACTAAGTTTGACGTTGTTGAACTAACTCATTCTCAAGGAGGTCACAAAGAAGTTATGCGAGCAATCGCTGCTGCTGTAGCTGACCCAAGAGGTAAATTCATTGATGTAGCTAATGTAAAAACAGGAGTATTCTGGCCATGTCCAAAAGCACCTGCTAATACTACTAACTTAGCTGCAGCAACAGAGGCTGCTAGACTTATAGCAATTACTGACTGTGAAGTAACAATAACTCAATAATATAGGAATCATGACAAATAGATATTACAACAATTTATATGTTTGCGCTAGAGCCGCAGGCGACAACGTGACATCAGAAGATCACTCTTATATGTTCCCAACTCACAGAACAATTTCTTGTGGCACTAGTGCTGAAGGTGTTTTAGATGTGCACGTTATGGGAGTTAAAAATGACGCTGGCTGGGTTGCTAACTCGCATGCCACTAACGACGTCGGTGTAGATGATTTAATTCAACTACAATACAAGCTTACAGCAGGATCAACTACAGATCAAGCATCTTTTCTTGAAATGTTGAAAATGATGGACGACGTTGTAGCTGCTTGTAACAATGTAACGCCTGAAGGTTTTACAACACTAGCAGATGAATCGTTAGGACTTGCTTTTGGAAATCATATTAACTCAGATGTTGTTAGCATAGCTATAACATAATAAAAAACTAAAAAAATGTCAAATAGATTAAAAATGAGAAATCCTTGGTTGTATTTTCAAAGCAAAGGATTTTTACAAAAAACTCAAGCTGGTGTTACGGCAAATAAAAAAGACTTTGGTACACCAACGCTAGCTGCTAATGGTATGGCTCTTGCAAATGTTACTGATAAATCAGCAGCATTAGACTCTATACCTGGCTTAGATATTATCGTTGAAGCTTTTGCAGCTAATGATACAGGTTTTCACGCCACTAAATCACAAGCTGAGTCAACTAAGCAAAGACGACTTAGCGATAAAGAGAAGTTTCCTTTAGCTGATCCACGTAAAAAAGCAGATGGAGCAACAACTGCGGATTCTGCAACAATATCAAAAGGTGATAGAATTAAGATACGTGAAGATATTATCAAAATTGATAGTGGTAAAGTTGAAGTAAACGACAAGACTGGTGATACAAACAAAGGTCTTACTATTGGTGACACTGACGTTCTTACTATTATAGAAAGAAAAAGAGCTGCAGCACATGGTACAAACCATGTTAAAGGATCTGATCTTTTAGTTCCAGCTTATAGCTTTTTAGGTGCTGATGCTATAGTGTTTAACAGTGGTAATGGTATCGATCCTGATATTGAACCAAGTTCAACAGCTAGCGCTAGTGCTCAAAGAGCTGGTCGTAGAATTGATCAAACAAATCTACACTTTAAAGCTCAATCTGGAAACAATGCTACTGATGTTGTTACATTACTACACAATGAAGGTGCATTCCCAGATATTTGCAAAGGTATGGAGATTGCTTGTAACTCTCACGAGTATAACAAAAAGATTGTAATGCACACGTTAGACTTTGAAGGTAACCAAACTCTTCTTGATTACTGGGCAAGTAAAGGTGTAAATATAATCGGCTGTATTATCACATTAGACGCTCACGCTCTTTAATGAGATTAACTAGTCAAGATCTAAAAGATTTAAAAATCCTTAAGTATTACAGGCTCGTTAGAAAATGGGCTTGTAAGACTTACGGGTTGAAAGACGCAGATCTTGAACTTTTGATCTATCTTAATCATAAAGGTAGATTTACAAGAAATGAATTTATTGAAGGAGCTTACACCTACTCTTGGGATAAAGAGAGGTGGGAGCGACTTCGATCTTCTGAATGGATAGATGTTTGGAGACAAAGAAATAGAACAACTATAAAGTATAGCGTTTACAAAACATCTCATAAGTGTAATCATTTAGTTAGTAGGATTTACAGAATATTACTAGGCGAAGAAGACTTACCTACATCAGATAGAAGCATATTTTATAATAATAAGTCATATACAGATAAAGTTTATAACAAAGCTATAGATGATATGATAAAAGACCCAACAAGATAATGGCATATAAACAATCACCGTTTCCGATGGCTTACGGATCTAGAAGTCACTCAATGGCTAAGCAAAAAGCAAATATGACTAAGTCTAAAGGAAAAATAATATATAAAGACGGTAAGAAGTATTATCAAGCTTCTGATGGTAGTTTACACACTGGGCAGGTTGAAGATTACGAAAGAGAGTTAGCTGCTGATAGAGCAAACGCTCCTAAAATGGGACCGCCTGAACCGCCAAAAATGGATAAAAAGAAAAGTCCAAACAAACAAAGAAAACAACCAGTAGGTCCTCAAAACAGGTTGCAACCAGAAGATCCAAAACAAATTAACAAGGTAGATCCTGTTACTGGTGGTAATAATGCTGAATATGAAAGAGAAGCTGGCAAGTTAATGCAAATGTACAAAGACGGCAAAATTACTAAAGAGGAAATGAGTAAAAAGAAAAAAGCTTTAATAGCTAGACTAAGAAAATAATATGGCTTTTAAGTTAGGCTCTGAGTCAAGAGGTATAAAAAAAGGAAATAGGTTTGGAATTAAATCAGACCCTAGTGTACCTGGAACGCCTGTATTTAGAAAAAAACTAGATGAAGGTATATTAGGAGAGGCTAACAATGACGGATCTATATTTATTAGTGATGAATTAGAGCCAGATAGTCCATTAGAAGAGCATACGTTAATTCATGAAATGAAACATATTGTTGACATGAAAACTAATAAGCTTGGATATGGAGATGATTATGTTAAGTGGGAGGGACAAACCTTTCCTAGAAAAGACGGTAAAATAAAGTATTACGGAAAATGGTTAGACGAAGGTTCTAAAGAGTTTCCGTGGGAACAACATTAAATTAATAAAAATGCCAAATTATAAAAAGCCATCAAGCTTTAAAATGAAAGGATCTACTTTCTACGGAAAGAGTCCTATGAAACAAGGTAAAAAATTAGTTGGTGAAAACACCAGTGAGATTAAAAAAGATAAAAAAGGTAAAGATTACGCTTTGATTTTAGAAGATAGTCAAAACTTTGCAAAAGGTGATACTATTAGACCTGGCAAAGCGCCTAGATCTGGCGACTATATTATGGGCGGTGATTACACAGCTAAGAAGAAGGGAAAGAAAAACTACAAAATAACAGGAGATGCTAAATAATTTAGTAGGAGGCTTGTTTGGTAAAATAGTAGATAATGCAGAAGGCATACTTGACAAAGTTGTTACTACAGACAAAGAACGCGATGAAGCTAAGCTTGCTCTTAAAAAGTTACTTCTTGATGCAGAGCGTGAAGCGTTTGCAAAAGAAGTTGAAGATCGCAAGTCTGCAAGAGATATGTATAAAGACGATGCTATTATTCAAAAGGTTTTAGCTACGTTATTTACTATAGCTTATTTTGGTATAACTTTTGTAATGTTTAATTATTTTGTTACAAAGTCGTTAGACTTAGGTGAATTTGAAATAAGCTTTATATCAACAATATTTGGCGCTATGAGTGCTAAAGTAAATACAATAATCGACTTCTTCTTCGGTGGAAGTTCAAAAAAGAATGAACAAGTAAAAGAAAAATAAAATGGCAGGAAACAAAATAGATTCAATAACAAGCTATGGCTTTGGCCAAATGGGTAGCGCTCATTGTAAAACCGCTGCATCTGTATATCCACCTCACGGTATGGTTATCGTAGCTATACAATTTTTAGCAGCTAACACTCCAACTATACTAAAAGCAGCTACTGATGAAACTGGCGCTAGACATGAGTTTTTTGAAATAGGCGCAGCCGCTAACGACTCGTTAACAGTAAAAACAATAACTAACGCTACCGGCGGCAATGTTACTGTAGCAGCTGGGACAGCGTTTACTATACAAGCTTTTAATGCTGGCGATATTAACGTTGGTGATTTTGTTCAAATAACTGGAACTATACCAGCTGGTCAAACAAATTTACTTTTAGCTAGAAAAGCTAAAGTAACAGTCGCAAACGCCGGCGCTAATCAAATAACATTAGATCAACCAATTATTCACGCTACTGGCGCTGCAACCTCTTTAGTTTTCCACCCAAGCTCTCCTGGTAGAATTGGTCAAGGTGGTGAAGATGCTGCTGCTAACGTATATCCAAAAGGTATGATTATTTATGGTCGTTGGGACGAAGTTAGACCATCTGCAGATGATGATGGTGGTATAATTTGTTATTTCGGATACTAAATGAGTACACACGGTAACGGTATAGGAGCAGGTATGAGCGAGCTATCATACCATATCTTAGCAGATGACACTACTGGTGACAATCCTGTTATAGCTTGTCCAGTACAACTTAATGGAGCTGGAGGTAGAGGCTTATACACTTTAATAGGTAACATGGGTGCTCCAACTGGTGCTGTGATAGTTAAGTTCAATCCTTTGTCAGTTCCTGATAGATGTACTTGGACTTACGACGGAACAACAGCATCAGAATATTCTTCAGCAACTGAAGGTTATTTAGAAGGTATTGTTGGAACAGTATCTGCCGGCGCAAACTGTGGCTTAACAAACGCAGATGGTAGTGACGGAGTTACTTTTACTGGAAACAACCATTACTACGATCTTTCAGCCGGAGCTTTTGAATCAGATGGTACTACTGTAGACTTAAACGATGGAAACGCTTATACAGCTTCTCAAGTTAGTTTAACTACTAATGCTCCTGGAGATTGCACTATGGTTATTCCAAAACCAAACTCCTCACCTACAAATGTTACTTTAGTTATAGATGGACCATGCTCTGGAACAGGCTGGAGGGTTGATATGTACTGTGCAAAACCACTCAACTTCAAAGCAAAGGGTGGAGAAGGTAAAGCTTGCAGTACAATAACTCTTTTGTCAGGCAGCGCGGCAATAACAGGCGGCACTACGCTCAACTCTGGCGGCACATCATTAACTGGCACTGTAAATGAGTTTGTATTTGGCCCAGGTATACCACTTGGAACAACAGTAACCGCTGTTAACGTTGGAGGTAATCCTAATGTTGTTACACTGTCACAAGCTTGTACTAACGCTGTGGGTATTACTGTATCAATATCACCTGAGATATTTTGCTATGTAGATGTAAGTCATAGCGAAGGCAACACTGTTGGATCAACAGGTTACAATCAAGCTCTTGCGGTAGAAGTTAACGATTGGGCATTTCAAGATTTCAACGCGGTTAATCAACTCTCAGCAGCAACACATCCTGTTGAGATAACTCCTGGTGTTATAAAACAAGTAACAGTTAGTTCTGACGGTATTGTAACTAGTATAGCTAACTGCTAATGAAGCGAACTAAAGTTACAAAACCTGAAGGTTTAGGTGATACTATAGAAACAGTAACAAAAAAGACTGGTATAAAGTCTGTTGTTAAAAAAATAGCTAAAGCGGTTGGTATAAATGACTGCGGATGCAACGAAAGAAGAGAAAAGTTAAATAATGCTTTTCCTTATAAAAGTAATTAATTAAATTAAATAAAATGGCAAAAAGAAAGACTCCCAAGACGGTTGACTTAAAACCGCAATTAGAAAAAATTTCTAAAGACGAATTAGCTAGAGTACAAGCTTTAGTTCATGCTATCAATGAAGGTAGAAATCAATTAGGTTCGTTAGAGATGCAAAAGCATGGCATACTTCACGAGGTTGGTATGATAAACCAAGAAATATCTAAGTTTCAAAAAGAAATGAAAGAGAAATATGGTTCTTCAAATATCAACGTTGCTAACGGAGAGATAACACCAGAAGAAAATGAGCAAGCTAATTCGTAAAATAACAATAGGTAAAGATTATAAAATTGATGCTATGCATTATTCTGTAGGCCAAGAAGTCTATGGAGGTCATACTATATGTGATATTATAGAAGAAGACGACAAGTACAGTATATACATTAGAAAAGGAGACTTGGTTATACCTTGGAAAGACTTTAATAAAAATATGGCTATATCTGTCGAATATAATCTAGAGTATTAGTGAAAAGCGTATACAATTTTGTTATAGAGCCTGTAGGTCAAAGATACAACAATAAAAAGTCTGTTGGTGACAAAGAGTTAATACTTAACACTGAAGTTTTTAACCATGAGTACGTAAATAGACTAGCAAAAGTAATATCTTGTCCTATTATAGGTGATAGTATGGGTATAGAGCCTGGCGATCTTGTTATAGTACATCATAATGTATTTAGAAGATGGCACGACGTCAGAGGCGTAGAGAGAAACAGTAAAGCATATTTTGATGAAAATACTTATATAGTTTATAAAGATCAAATATTTTTATATAATAGAAATAATAAATGGTTAGCGCCAAAAGGTTATTGTTTTGTAAAACCTGTAAAAGCTACAAATAAATTTAATACATCTAAAGAAAAACCTTTAACCGGTATAGTTGAATATACTGACGGTACTGTAAGTAAAGGTGATTTAGTTGGTTTTAGACCAAACAGTGAATACGAATTTATTATTGACAATCAGTTATTATATAGAGTTTATTCACATTTTATTACAATTAAATATGAGCATAAAGGAAACGAAGAAGCGTATAATCCAAGCTGGGCATAGAGCAGTCGAGGAGTTGATAAATGTGGCTAAAGAAAAAATCATTACTAATACAGATGATGATGTTTCTGCTGATAGACTTAAAAATGCTGCGGCTACTAAAAAGTTAGCAATATTTGATGCATTTGAAATCCTCAACCGCATACAAGAAGAAGAAAATATTCTGGAAGGAAAGACACAAGAAGAGAAAAAAGAACGAGTATTTAAAGGCTTCGCGGAAGGCAGATCGAGATGAGTTACGAGCAAAGTTTATATAAAATAGTTGAACCCGTTAAGCTTAATACTATTAAAAGGCTTAACAAATCTAAAAAATGGAAATATGGATACAATAAAGAAAATAATATCGTTGTCATATCAAAAACTGGTAGAATTGGCAAGATCATTGAAATCCAAGGGCTGCAAATTGCTTTGCCGTTGGAACCAATGCACGTGTACTCCAATGAAGTAAAAAAGTGGAAACGCTTTGACTATCCTAAGGAATTAGGTAAGTTAAAAAACATATTTGACTGGAGAGGTTATCCAGAGGAGAGCAAAGATCAATGGTATGATTATATCGACGAAGAATTTAAACGTCGAGATGAAGGCTTTTGGTTTAATAATAATGGTGTTTCAACTTATATTACTGGAACTCATTATATGTATCTTCAATGGAGTAAAATAGATGTTGGCGCTCCTGATTTTAGAGAGGCTAACAGACTGTTCTTTATATTTTGGGAAGCGTGTAAAGCTGACAAAAGATGCTACGGTATGTGTTACTTAAAAAACAGACGTAGTGGTTTTTCGTTTATGAGCTCAGCTGAGACCGTTAACTTAGCTACTATATCGAGTGACTCTAGATATGGAATACTATCTAAAAGTGGTGCTGATGCTAAAAAGATGTTTACCGATAAAGTTGTACCAATATCTGTCAACTATCCGTTTTTCTTTAAACCGATACAAGACGGTATGGACAGACCTAAAAGTGAACTTGCTTATAGGGTTCCTGCAAGTAAGTTTACGCGTAGAAAAATTACGGCAAACGAAAAAGAGGAAGAGCTGGTTGGACTTGACACTACTATTGATTGGAAAAACACAGGTGATAACAGTTATGACGGTGAAAAACTTAGCTTGTTAGTTCACGATGAAAGTGGTAAGTGGGAAAGACCTGATAATATTCTAAATAACTGGAGGGTTACTAAAACTTGTTTAAGGTTAGGTAGTAAAATTATTGGTAAGTGTATGATGGGCTCAACATCAAACGCTTTAGATAAAGGTGGCGATAACTTTAAAAAATTATATAATGACTCAGACGTCACAAGTAGAAATAGGAATGGACAAACAAAGTCTGGTTTATATTCTTTGTTTATCCCAATGGAATGGAACTTTGAAGGATTTATTGACGAATATGGACAACCAGTATTTAATAGCCCTAGTGATGATGTACTCGGACCAGATGGTGAATTAATAGATGTTGGTGTAGTTGATCATTGGCAAAACGAAGTTGATGGTTTAAAAAGTGATCAAGACGGTTTAAATGAGTTTTACAGACAGTTCCCAAGAACTACTGAACACGCGTTTAGAGATGAAACAAAAAATAGTATATTTAATTTAGTTAAGATATACGAACAAATAGATTATAATGAAGGTATTGGAAATGACGCTGTGATAAGCACGGGTAATTTTCAGTGGGTTAATGGTGTTAAAGATACAGCTGTTATATTTTATCCAGATCCAAAAGGTAGGTTTAAAATAAGCTGGACACCACCTCACAATCTTCAAAACAAAATAATAATAAAAAACGGAATAAAGTATCCTGCAAATGAACACATGGGTGCTTTTGGCTGCGATAGTTATGATATTAGTGGCACTGTTGACGGTAGAGGATCTAATGGATCTCTTCATGGATTAACTAAGTTTAGTATGGAAGATGCTCCTGCTAACACGTTTTTTTTAGAATATATTGCTAGACCACAAACCTCAGAAATGTTTTTTGAAGATGTATTAATGGCTTTAGTATTT